ACGTGGACGGGTACGTCGTCTACGTACGGAGCCAGATCGGTGAGGGGGACCGCCCCCTGTTCGAGCAGCGCGTGGACTACTCCGACTGGGCCCCCGACGGGTTCGGCACGGCCGACGTCGTGATCCTCTCCGAGCGCAAGGTGCGGGTCATCGACCTGAAGTTTGGGAAGGGCGTCCCTGTAGACGCGCGTGACAACCCGCAGCTGAGGCTGTACGCCCTCGGCGCCTACGCCAAGTACCGGGAGGAGTTCCCTAACATCACGGAGGTGGAGTACACAATATGCCAGCCCCGTCTGGACTCCATCACGACCGACCACACGACCGTGGAGCGGCTCCTCGACTGGGCAGACTACTTCGTCAAGCAGAAGGCCAAGAAGGCGTGGACGGGGGTGGGGGAGTTTGTTGCGGGGGATCACTGCCAGTTCTGCCGCGCGAAGAGCCAGTGCCGGGCGCGGTCGGACTTCAACAACGACATCGCCAAGCTCGAGTTCCGCGCCCCGGCCCTGCTAGATTCTGGTGAGATGGAGTTGATTCTTGGCAAGTCCTCGAAGGTCAAGGCGTGGCTCACGGACGTGGAGGTCTGGGCGCTCGACCGCGCGGTGAACGACGGGACACTTCCGCCCGGGTACCACCTCGGGCGTGGGACGACCCACCGCAAGATAACGGACGAGGTGGCGGCGGCGGAGCGGCTGATAGCGGCCGGGATCGAGGAGGCGAAGATATGGGAGAACCGCGCCCTGAAGTCCATCGCCAAGCTGGAGAAGGTCGGGAAGAAGGAGCACATACAGCAGGTACTGGGTGAGCTCATCACCCGCCCCGAGGGAGCCCTGAAGCTCATACGCGTCGACGAGGACGCCAAGAAGGACTTCGCGTGAGCCCGTGGCTTATCATTGTCACGGGGCTGATCTACCTCACCATCTCCGTCGAGCAGCTCGCGAAGGGGCAGCCGGGGCTGGGGGTGATGTACCTCGGGTACGCTCTTGGCAACGTGGGGCTCTACATGGTGACGACATGATCGTGCACATGTTCGACCGCAAGTACCGAGTCTCGGAGGAGGAAATCGAGTTCTTCTTCGACAAGTTCTCCGAGCCCGTGCGGGAGCGCAACCGGGTGGTGCTCTCCGGCCTGAAGGAGCTCATCGCGGCGTCGATGATGATACCGCAGGAGGTGCCCCACATGCGGGAGGACCCCGCGGCGGTGCAGAACCTGATCGCGGGGATGGCCATGAAGTTGGCGCTGATCCAGCACGGCGCTTTTTACGACGCATGATGTCAGAAAAACTACCCTGTTTTTCTGACAAAAAAAGATTTGCTATTTGGCTCGGAGTTTGTATAAGTGTAGGTAAGCAAGGGGCAGACGCGCCGTCCCCCACTGAAGTGCGGCGCTTACGTAGTTACTAGGAGATTTAAATTATGGCACAATCCACAAAAGTAAAAGTCGTGACCGGCAAGGTGCGTTTTAGCTACGCCAACGTGTTCACCCCTGTCGCCTCGGAGGAGGGCAAGACCCCCAAGTTCTCGGTCTCGCTCATCATCCCCAAGTCCGACAAGGAGACCATCAAGAAGATCGAGGCAGCCTACGAGGAGGTCAAGGCTGGCGCCGCGGCGTTCTTCGGCGGCACGGTGCCCAAGGGTCTGAAGGGCGGCCTGCGCGACGGTGACGAGGAGAAGGACGACGCGGCCTACGCCAACGCGTACTTCATCAACGCCAACTCGATACAGCGCCCGGGACTCGTCGACAGCGAGATGAACGCCATCATCAGCCCGGAGGACTTCTACTCTGGCTGCTACGGCCGCGCCTCCCTGACGTTCTACCCCTACAACCAGCAGGGCAGCAAGGGCATCGCGGTGGGACTCAACAACCTCCAGAAGACGGCGGACGGCGACAAGCTCGGCGGCGGCTCCTCGGCGGCTCAGGACTTCGCTTAACTAACCCAGAAAGGAAAGACATCATGGCAAAAGCAAAAGTAAAGTCGGAAAAGATTGACCACGTGAAGTTTAACCACGACACGCTGGGCTTTATCAGTGTGCAGGGCAGCGCGGCGGGTTCGGACGACTACGACATCTCGGTGTCAATGTCGGACGGGGAGGACCGCGTCAACCTGTACCTCAACGCCAACTGGCAAAGCAAGAACCCGGTGGAGCTCCTGAAGATGTATCAGGAGGGGATCGGCAAGGCCCTCGAGTTTGTCACTAAGGCCAGCAAGATGGGCACCCGGGGCAGCATCTGGGAGACCAACAGCATCAACAAGCAGACGGGGGACAAAATTCGCGCAAAGAAACCCTTGGCGAAGGCTAAGTTCCTGTAGGCGGCAAACCCCCACCCTAGGGTGGGGGGCTTTAATGACAACCAACACTCGGCAGAGCTGGCACGCGACACCACCCCCGAACCCGGGGAGCTACAGGTGGCGCCGCACGTGGCAGTGGGAGGACATCGGGCGCACCATTAACGCAGACCGGATGATCTACTCGGAGCGGTACTGCCAGATGGTGCCGGTTGAGAAATTGCAGGGGGAGTGGCTCTACTGACTTTTTACTTGGGGGCAGTATGAATTTTGGCAACGCAATTGAGTATTTGAAGATGGGCGACAAGCTGGCACGTAAGGGCTGGAACGGTGCGGGGATGTATATCTACCTCGTGGACGGCGGCTCGTTTGTTGTAAATCGCGAGCCCCTGATGTCGATTCTTGGCAGGGGCACCTTGGCAACCTACAGGTCTCACGTTGACATGAAGACGGCGGACGGGAGTCTGGTGCCGTGGGTTTGTTCGCAGACGGACATGCTCGCGGAGGACTGGGAGTCTGTGTAACTGAATAAACTGGCCCGGGGGCAGCCAGTACCCAATGCCCCCCAACACCACACAACCACACAAATATAAAACCTATGGATCAATATCAAGAGTACATTGCAGCGAGCCGCTACGCGCGGTACATCGACGACAAGGGCCGCCGCGAGAACTGGGCGGAGACCGTCGAGCGTTTTGTCGACTACATCTTCACCCGCACACCCGCGATCACCAACGACACCGCGCTCCGCAAGGAAGTGCGTGACGCCGTGCTCAACCTCGAGGTCATGCCCTCCATGCGCGCCGTCATGACGGCCGGCAAGAGCGCGGACAGGGACAACACCTGCGTCTACAACTGCAGCTACCTGCCCGTGGATGACCCCAAGTCCTTCGACGAGGCCATGTTCATCCTGCTCTGCGGCACCGGGGTGGGGTTCTCGGTGGAGTCGAAGTACATCACCCAGCTCCCCGAGATTCCCGAGACGCTCTTCCCCAGCGAGCACACCATCATGGTGCACGACAGCAAGGAGGGCTGGGCGAAGTCCTTCCGGCTGCTGCTGGCGCACCTGTACGCGGGTGAGATACCCCAGTGGGACGTCTCCCGCATCCGCGCCGCCGGCGCCCGGCTGAAGACCTTCGGCGGCCGCGCCTCTGGCCCCGGGCCGCTCGTGGACCTCTTCGAGTTCGCGGTGGCCATGTTCAAGAACGCCAAGGGCCGCAGGCTGCACTCCCTCGAGTGCCACGACCTGATGTGCAAGGTGGGCGAGGTGGTGGTCGTGGGCGGCGTGCGCCGCTCGGCGATGATTAGCCTCTCCGACTTGGACGACGAGCGCATCCGCCACGCCAAGGCGGGGCCGTGGTGGGAGCTCTCCCCGCACCGGGCTCTGGCCAACAACTCGGCGGTCTACAACGAGACCCCGAGCGTCGGGAAGTTCATGGAGGAGTGGAGCTCGCTCTACAACTCACACTCCGGGGAGCGCGGCATATTCAATCGCGAGGCGGCCAAGAAGGCCGTGGCCAAGTACGAGAACCGGGACCCGGATCACGAGTTTGGCACCAACCCCTGCTCGGAGATCATCCTGCGGCCGTACCAGTTCTGCAACCTGACCGAGGTGGTGGTGCGCGCGGAGGACTCATTCGAGGACATCAAGCGCAAGGTGCGCATAGCCACCCTGCTGGGGACGGTGCAGTCAACCTTCACCAAGTTCCCGTACCTGCGCAAGCTCTGGCAGAAGAACACCGAGGAGGAGCGTCTCTTGGGTGTCTCCATGACGGGCATCTTCGACCACACGTCTCTGTGCACGGCAGGCCCTGAGCTCGACGCCGCGCTGGCCGACCTGCGCGCCTACGCCCGCACCGTCAACGTGGAGCTGGCCGCCACGCTGGGGATACCCGCCAGCACGGCCATCACCTGCGTGAAGCCATCGGGGACGGTCAGCCAGCTGGTCAACTCGGCCTCGGGGATACACCCCCGCCACGCCAAGCACTACATCCGCCGCGTGCGGGGGGACAAGAAGGACCCCCTCTCGCAGTTCCTTATCTCACAGGGCGTGCCGGCGGAGGACTGCGTCTACAAGCCCACGCAGACCACCGTGTTCAGCTTCCCCCAGCGCGCCCCGGCGGGGCTCACACGGGACGGGGTGACACCCATCCAACACCTCGAGCTGTGGCTGGCGTATCAGCGGCACTGGTGCGAGCACAAGCCCTCCGTGACCATCTCCGTGGAGGAGAGGGACTGGCCATCGGTCGGGGCGTGGGTCTGGGAGCACTTCGACGAAATCAGCGGGGTCTCCTTCCTGCCCTACGACGGTGGGACGTACCGTCAGGCTCCCTACGAGACCTGCACCGAGGCCGAGTACGAGGCGATGAAGGCCGCGATGCCCACGATCAAGTGGGAGGAGTTCCGGGAGCTCACCGACAACGTGGAGGGTGCCCAGATGCTGGCCTGCACGGCGGGGGTCTGCGAGATTTAAATGTGTGTGGTGCGGTAGCCTTGGGGGAGGCCTTGCGGTCTCCCCGTTTTTTTGCTAGTATCTAAATCCGCGGATTTGTCCGCCAGCCCTAGGAGCTAACTATGATAGTCAATCTGGACTTTGAGACACGCAGCCACGTCGACCTGAAGGTGCACGGCCTTGACCGCTACGCCAAGGACGTCACCACCGAGGTGATCTGCATGGCCTACTGCACCAACGGTGCCAACATAAAGCTCTGGTACCCCGAGTCCAAGGCGGCGCTGCCCGCCCTCGTGTACGACCCCGGCACCATATTCGTCGCATGGAACGCGGCGTTTGAGTACAATATTCTCCGCGAGGTGCTGGGCATCCCCGTCCGCTGGGAGCAGTTCGTCGACAGCATGGCACTCGCCGGAGCCAACAACATCCCCCAGAGCCTCGAGGAGGCCGCCATCTTCAGCAAGGTGGCGGAACAAAAAGACCCCACCGGGAAGCGTCTCATCAACAAGCTCTCCAAGCCACTCCCCGACGGCACCTTTAACAAATCCCCAGTCCTGCTGCAGCAGATGTACGAGTACTGCCGGCAGGACGTGCGCACCGAGATGGCCATAGCCGCCACCCTGACCCCCCTTACGGCCTCAGAGCAGGGGCTGTGGGTCCTGACCCAGCGGATCAACGACAGGGGCGTCCCGGTCGACCCTGCGGAGCTACAGCGCGCCATGGAGGCCGTGGGGCACGCCAAGGCCGACGTGCACCGGGAAATAAATGTACTCACCGGGGGGCTCTCAGCCACGCAGCCCGCGAAGTTGGTGGCGTGGCTCACCGCGCGCGGTGTGGTGGCAAAGGACCTCACCGCGGAGACGGTGGAGGCGCTCCTGAGGGACGAGAAGGTGACGGGGGACGCCCGCCGTGTTCTGGAGCTGCGTGCTCTGGGTTCGAGCACCAGCGTGGCCAAGTTCGCGAAGATGATGGAGATACAGTCCGGGGGGCGCATCCGCAACCTGTTCGTCTACCACGGAGCCTCCACGGGACGGTTCGCCTCACGCGGGGGGCTCAACCTGCAGAACCTCCCGCGCCCACAGATACCGGACGAGGCCGTCCCTGAGGTCATAGGGCGCGTGCTGGAGGGGGGCGGGTCTGGGTCGGTGCCAGAGCTCGCGAGTGTGGTGCGCGCCACCATCAAGGCACCCGAGGGTCTGACGTTCGTCGACGCGGACTTCTCCTCGGTGGAGAACCGGGTCGGGGTCTGGATACCCAACCAGAAAGACAAGCTGCAGATGTTCCGGGATGGACTGGACGAGTACAGGGTCTTCGCCTCGAGGGCGCTCTACAACGTCCCCTACGGGGAGGTCACCAAGGAGATGCGCCAGCGCACCAAGCCCGCCGTGCTGGGGTGCCTGTTCGGTCAGGGCAAGAACGGGCTCGTCAAGTACGCCGCCGGGATGGGGGTCGCGATGACGGAGGTGTTTGCCGAGCGCGCGGTGACGCTGTACCGTGAGAGCTACCACGGCGTGAGGAGCTGCTGGTACGACTTGGAGCGCCTCGCCGTGCAGGCCGTGCAGAACCCCTACACGGACTTCACCCTTGCCTCGAAGCGTGGCACCCTGCGCTACGACAGGGGGGTGCTCTGGCTGACGCTACCCAGTGGGCGCCGCATAGCGTGGCAGGGCGCCGAGATCGGGGGGCACACCACCCCGTGGGGCTCAGTGAAGATTGGGGTCAGTGTCCTGAACCAGAACACGTTCACCCGTAAGTGGGGGAGGAACGTCCTTATTGGGTCGTCCATCTTTCAGTCCCTCGTTCAGGGTACCGCTCGGGACCTTCTTACCGCTGCGCTGACCGCGCTTGACGCGGACGGTCTTGATGTGATCGGACACTTTCACGATGAGGTGCTCCTTCTCGCGCCCCTCGACAAATCAGAGGGGGTTCTGTCCCGCGTAATTAGTGTGATGACGACCCCGCCGCCGTGGGCGCTCGACCTGCCGCTGGCGGCGGAGGGCTGGGTGGGGAGTAGATTCAGGAAGTAGCTACTACTTGCCGCCCTGCAGCCGCAGCCAGTCTAGCTCCGTGGCGCCCACGGCGTCGGGGTTGTTGCCCGTGGCGCGCATGTAGTGCTCCTTCCACGCCGTCGGGTGTCCCGCTGACTTGAGCATCTCCCCCGTCGGGGTGGAGGAGGCCCAGTGGTAGCGATCCTTGTCGTAGGGGTCGCGCTCCGGCCTGACGCCGGCCTCCCACGCCTTGCGGTAGTCGTAGTTCGCATTTTTATTTATGTCCGGGGCCTCGCCGTACTGCTTTGAGAACTCCGAGAACCACGGCGTGGCGGATATGCCTCGACGGAAACGGTTCTCCCTGCCCTGCGCGGCCATGTTCGGGTTCATGGTCGCGAAGTTCTGCAACCCCCCGGCGAGGTGCTGCACCTCCCCGCCGTCGGCGTACTTCTCTTCGGCCTTCTTGCCGTACACCGGCTTCTTCGCCAACACCAAGGGGCCAATCTGGATGACCTCCTCGGCGCTGTGGATTGGCTCCATCGAGGCGCGATCGTAAAAGTATCCGTGCCGCTCGGGGTCGTACCCGACCTGCTTCCACTCGGGGTGGTTGAGGTATGCCTGCGATTTGGCGACGGCCTCCTCCTCACTCATCGGGTTCCAATTGCCACGTATCACAGCGAACGGTGCCTTAGGACCCCCCTGCGCCACCTTGAGGGCTTTTTCTGGCTCCCCCATCATGGTTGCATCGGTAACCGATGACGTCGAGCCGTACGTTGTTGGTGAGCCCTCGCGGTGAATTGAGTTCACCCATACCCCGTGGTCTTTGTACGCGGGGATGTCTAGCCGCAGAGAGGTTCTCTCGCCGGCGGGTATCTCGTGCGACTTGCCAAACATTGGCTGTTTGTTTGTAGTCAACGCCCGCATCGCGTCCTCGGCCGTCGCCGGCGCGGGGACAAACGAGTAGGGCTCGACGGGCTTTAGCTTAGACACCAACGCATTGTACTGAGCGGCGCTGACCTTACCCTCGGCCAACATCTTCGCGGCCTCGGTCAACTCAGGCACCCGCTTAGTCACGTCCTTGAAATTCATGTTGAGGCGGTTGACGGCCGCCATCCCCCTACCTATGAGTTCCTCCCCAACCTTCTTCACGATGCTGCCCCTGTCGAAATGCTGGATGCTGCCGCCCTCCGCCTTGACGCGGGTGACAGGCTTCGGGTAGAACACCGCCGCGGCCTCCGCGGAGGGGTTGAGGTAGCCCTCGTACCCGTACTCCTTGACGAGGCGCTCCATGTCGTTCTGCGCCGAGGAGGCGTCAAGGACACCTTTGTTTGCCTCCGCGGTGTAGGGGCGGGTGTTAGACACCCGGGAGAGAAGGTTCAGCTTCTCGGGGTCCCTCTGCAGGTCGTAGAGGTTGTCTGACTCCGCGCGGTACCCGTACGGCCCCAGCTTGGCCTCAGGGACGCGCTCACCCAGCTCACCGGGGTAGAAGTAGGTCCTGTCCTTCGGCCCCGAGCCAAGCCGCACACGCTCCGCCTCGGCGCCGGCTATGCCGCGGCCATACATCCGGGGGTCGGTTGTCGTGAGGTTCGAGAGGGGGCTGTAGTGCGTCAGTGCCGAGGAGGTCGCGGTGCCCGACCGGGGGGTAATCAGGCCCTGCATGTAGTCCGGGATGCCCCCGAGGTAGCCCGGCTCGTTGAACTCAGGGGGCAGGATGAGTGACTTCTGGGGGGCGTACTGGAACGTGTCCATTATCTCCCTGCGCCGCTCCAGCAACTTGCTAAGGCTCTCATCGCGGCCGTACCTGCGCGCCTCGTGTATGGCCTCATCGACCTTGAGCAGCTCCGCCTTCATTGTGGCGTTGAGTGGGGAGTAGTTGACGAGGCTGTTCTGGCCGCGTGTCTCGGCGGTCATGGCGGGGCGTGCCAGATCGGTGTACATCGGCTGGTGCGCGCCCCACGCCACCTCCTCACCCTTCGGCCCGAAGGGGTTCTTCTTGATGCCGTGCCCGTAGAAGTCGTGCACCGCGCGGAACATCTCGTTGGAGTTGAGCCCCGTGCGCGGGTCAACGGCGTTAAGGAAGTCGTGCGGGTCCCCGCCCTGAAAGACGTTCAGGTGCCCCCGCTGGGTGACGTCATCAATCATCGCCGCGCTGTTGGGGTAGTTGCCCTCCCCGGCGCGGTGGAAGGACATACGCACCGGGAGGGACTCGAACTGCTGCTGTGTCTCCTTGGCCATCTGCCCGTAGGACTTGCGGAGGAGGTCGTCGTAGTTCTTTATGCCGTGCTGCCGCACCATCTGGGGGTTCTTCTTCGCGTAGGCGTCAAAGACCGCGGTGCGGTACTGCGGGGAGTCCTCCACACCAAGGGAGTGCACCCGGGCTATGCCCGACTGCTTCGCGAGTGAGGACTCGGGCACCTCGGCGGGGGCGTACTGCCGACCCAGCGCCTTCTCGACGTACCTCTGCGCCGACCTCAGTGGGTTCGTCGGGCCGGGTGTGAGACCCTCCTTGGCGACGCGGTAGAAGGGGCCCTCCTGCTTGGTGGCGTAGGCAAGCCCCGCCTTAATCTGCGCGAGTGTCGGCGCCTTCGCCATTACGCGTACGCCCTGTCGAGTGCGTCGAGCCACCCAAAATTCTGGATGCTGCCGCCCTCCTTGTGCTCCATCATCGCGCGGATGAGGTCGGCGTGGGTGGTCTCCGCGTTACCTGCTTTGTCCCACACGGCGTGGTGGGTGAGGTGTTGGTAGTAAGGCTCCAGCGAGGGGTCGATGTCCAGCCCCAACGCGTTCTGGCGCGCAGCGAGCCGGTCAACAGCCTCCTCGCCGCCGCCAATGCGCCGCGCGTACTTACGGCTGACGTCGCCCGGGGTGTGCAGCTGCAGTTGGCGGGCGTCCAGCGTCGGTAGGTCGCCGCGCCCCAGCAGGGAGCCGACGAAGCCGGTCTTGGCGGCGTCTATGCCGCGCAGGTCTTCCTTGGCGAACCCGCGCCAGTCGGAGAGGGGGCCGGCCACCAGCTGCGACACGTCCGGGCTCTTTTGAGGTAGGCGGGTCGCGGCTATACTTAATTCTTTCACGAGATCGTTTTGCTTTCCAAATGGGGCGAACTTGGTGCGCAGGTCCTCCATAGCGGCTGGGCTGGCCTCGCCGCGCTCCGCGGCGTTGAGGTACCGCTGGCCGTGTGGCGTGCCAAGCCAGTCGGCGAAGGCTCCCTCGGGGCGCACCAGCTCGTCCGTGCGCTGCAGGGGCATGCCCTGCTTGGTGGCGGTGTTGTACGGCAGCCCCTGACGACCCACGGAAGACAGTGTGATGCCGTGCGCCTTGATAAGGTCGCGCATCCTAAGGTCACCCTCGTTGGCGCGCTTTGCCTGACCTGACATGAAGTTGCCGTAGCCGCGCTGCACGTAGTCCGGCACGGCCACCATGTTCAGGTCGCGCCCGACGTCGGCCATGGGGCGCCAACTCGTCCAGTCACTTATCTTTTTCACGACAGGGTCCGCGTAGTCCCTCAGCCTCGACTCTTGCGAGGCGAGGGCGGCCTTGATCTGCGCAAATGTCAGAGTCTTCGCCACTACGCGTACGCCCTGTCGAGTGCGTCGAGCCCACCGACCTCACCGCCCTCGTTGTAGCCCAAGTCCTCTAAACGATGGAAAAATCCGGGGTCCATCTTTTGTACCAGCTTGTTTCTAGATAAATCCATGGAGCCTACATTGGGGTCTTTCCTTGTCCCTGCGGCTATCTTAGCAGCAATCGCGGCCTCCATCTCGGTTAATTTATCTGGGAACAGCGCCGTGTGGGGGGTCATCATCATCTCAACGCCGAGGTCTTCCCCGCCATGAACGTACGGGTACGAGGCGTTAAGTTCTGGACGGTAGCTGTAATTTCCGGTGAGCTTAAAAAGTCTAGGACCCACACTATTTACAGGAACGTCCAGCAGACCGGGCTCCGTGGTGTTTCGAATGATTGAGTCGTAGTCAAATATCTGCCCCTTGTCGGGGCGTCCACGTGACACACCCTCGCCACCTAAGGTCTCCGTTGCAGCGGCGCGTTGTTCAAAAGTTTTTAACCTATTGGCAAAGTCAGGGGCCCCCACATCTATGTCGGGCTCAAAGAACGGCTTGCCGTCCTGTGATACATACTTTTTATGCCCCGCCAACTTGGCGTTCATTGCCGCACGTAAATCGTCCGGGAGCAGCCCTTGATCCACAGCTTTTTGAAAACCGCGTAGTACCCTATCCGACACCCCCGTACTTGAGCGGTGCATCTCGGCGGTCCCAACGCGAGGGGCTATGATGATGCCCGGGTAGTCCCGTTGCATGTTTGCAAGCCCGCTGGCAGCGTTAGCATTTCCAGAACCCCACACCGAGCCCGCGTAGGCCGGGTCTACCGTGCTAAGGGTAGAGAACCGCGCCCCGCCCTTCTCCTTGCTCCTACCGAGCCGTGTAATCAGTCTGTCCGATATGGTGCTACCAAAGTATTCGTTTCGGTACGGGTCGAGCACCTTTGAGGCGGGTTGAGGCTGAACCTTAGGAAAATACAACCCTGAATTTTTTAGCGCAGGCATGAGAGTATCCACGCCCTTGCCTATGAGCTCTTGCCCAACCTTCTTAACTACGCCGGCGGTGGCGAAGTGTTGCACGCTGCCGCCGGCGGCCTTACGCTCCGCCGCCGCGTCGTTGAAGTACTTCAGGAGTGGCGAGATCGCCTCGGGGTGCTTCATCGCCTCCGCACCGGCGAGCATGCCTCCACCGATAACTTTTGGGAGGAGCCCCTGCTTAGTGGACAGCGCGGCACCCAAGGCGCCCAGCCCGCTCTTCGCGGCGCCGGCGAAGTCACCCTCACGCGCCCTGTTGTAGGCGTCCACAAGCTCGTACCCCGCACCAGCGCCACCGAGCGTCCTGCTGACCGGCGAAGCTGCGGGCATAGACATCCCGCCACGAATAAACGCTCCCGCGGCGTTGGCTCGCCTAGCCATGGCGCTCTCCTCTACCGGAACTAAAAGTCCGCTTTTGGAAAGGCGAAATTTTGCGTTGGGCGCAAGGTCCGCCCCCGCGTTCAGCGCGGGGGTAATCTGCGTGTCAAGGACATGCTGCCCGTGTGCTGCAGTGCCGATAGTGTCTTGGTGCCTTGGGGTCATAAGCCCCTCGTCAACCTGAGTGCGCATGTATTTTTTTACCCCGTGTAGTTGGTTCACGTTGGCAAGACCACGGTCAACAAAGTCACGCGCCTCACCACCCACGAGCCCCAACCCGGCGCCCGCGCCGGCACCCACCCACGGGTTGACACGGGAGGCCTGCAGGTGAGCCCACTCGGCGGCGGCGCGTTTGCGGTCCTCCGCGTCCTCCGCGTCTTCCTTAGCTTTACGCTCCGCGGCCTGCTCCGCCGCGAAGCGGGCGCGGTCTTCGGCGTCCTCGAGACTGCTCTGGCTGGTTTCACTCATTTTGTTTGCACCGTAGTTCCAGTCTTTAGGGAGGTTCGCCATCTCTTCCGCCACCAGCTGCTCTCTCGGGGTGGTCATTTTTTAGCGCCCCTTCTTTGCTCTTCTAGGAGCTTATCTCTCTTTTCTTCGTACCTTTTTTCCCTCGCCGGGTCTTCATATTTCGCGGGGGGTGCCGCAGGGGCCGCGGGGACTCTGCTGGCGTAGCTCGGCAAATCTATTTTACTTTCCTTTATGCTCACCACACGTTTGTGGTACGCGTCAAGCAACGCAATTCTCTCTGGGTTTTGCACAAACTCTTTGAAGTTTCCAAGCCCTCCCCTTGGGTAAAGTTTATTAAACAGTACCCGCTCTTGTTCCTTGGCCTTGCTCAACTCCGCCAGTGCCATCTCGCGCTTGATTACAAGTTCCGCGGGGTCTTTTATGCTGCCCGTCGCGAGCTCCCCCAAACTGCGCTCGAGGTTAGATACCGAACCCTGCCCCTTAAACGCGTTCTTTTGGTATTCAAGCGCGCGCTGTGCGTAGAGGTTGGCAAGCTCTCGGTAGTTTGTAATTATCTTGTTTTGCTGATCCTCGGTAAGAAGTTGTCCGTTAGCGCCCAGAGTGGGGATTTTCAACGAAAACTCTGCTACGCCCGGGATGCTAATATTGTTCCCTTGACCTGCAATCGTGGCACTTACACCACTTTCGAGGAGCCCCCCTATAGCAGCAAAGAATCCGGAACGCGCGAACTGGCCGAGTGCCTCCGGTGTCTCCTTGCTCAGGGATATAATTCTACTGGACAGCGCCATTGACTTGCGAGTATTTTCGGGGTCTACAGATGTATTCCACTGCTCATACGCGGGGGCAAAGATTTTTTCTACCTCAAACTTATCTGTTGACTCCTGCGCCCTCAGCTCGTCCGCGGTGAGCCTGCGTGGCGCCGCAGGTGCCGCCGCAGGTGCCGCCGCAGCGGGCGCAGCGGGCGCAGCGGGCGCCACCGCTACGGGCGCCGCAGGTGTTGCGGCCGCTGAAGGAACGTAGGGCATCTTAACCTTGCCCAACACGCCCTGCTTGCTGTTTTTATCTAGGTAGTCAACAAGCCGCTGATCGTGTTCCGGGAGCGACTTGTAGGGAGTTGTTTTATCTCCGGGCGCGGGCGGCGGTGCCGGCGTCCAGTTGTCACTAGGGCCCGCGAGGGTGGCCGTCGGGCTAAGGACATCTGGCTCCCGCAGCGCAGCGGGCGCCGGTGCCGCAACAGGCGCAGGCGCAGGCGCAGGCGCAGCAACGGGCGCGGGTGCCGGGGACCCCCGAACCATATTTCGCACATCCGCTGGCATGCCCGGCGTATTCCCGTCGGGGCTGTATTGAAAGGGTCGACCCTCTGCAGTAACCGCTGTTCTTGGGTCGAATGCTTTTTGCAACGTGCTAAACACAACCGCATCCGCGCCCGTGGTGTCTCCGCCCTGCCGTAATGCGTCGGCAGTATCCAAATCTTTTCCTATAACGCCTTTATTTTTCTCGTACTCCGTAACAAGTTTTGTGAGGTCCTCAAATCTATTCTGATTTGCTAAGTTTTGTCCGACAGCTTTAAAATGATTTGGGAGTCTACCTATAAGCGCCTGCGCGGGGGATACCCTGCCCGCTGCGGGTGCGCCGGGTGCGCCGGGTGCGCCGGGTGCGCCGGGTGCGCCGGGTTCTGCACCGGGAACGGCGTTGAAGTACTGGTTCTGCTGCTTGGCCACCTCAGCGGCTGCGCGCTGCTGCGCCAGCTGCATGCGCATGTTGTAGATGTCGGTGGTCTGCTCCTCACGCGCCTTGCCGCGCAGGGCGAGACCCTCCGTGGGTCCCTGTATGCCCCCCGTCGTCCACGCCGCGGCGTCCTTGAGCCGCTCGAGGAAGCTCGACTTCTGTGCCTCCTTCTCGTCGATCAGGCGCTGCATGTTCTCGAGGATGGACTTACCGGCCTCGGTGTCAAGGTACTGAGTCCCCGCGATATTAACGCGCTGAAACTTACTTGTCCCCGGGGCGGCCTTGACGGCGATCGTCGCCGACGAGGGTTTCTCCTCGGCGGCTATGGAGTCTAAGGCGCCAGCTGGCGTTGCTGTGACTGTCATTATCTATTTTCCTTGGTGCGTGTCATTGCGTCGCGTGTCCGGTGTTAGTACCACGAATCATCCGAGTCCGCCGCGGCGGTGTTCCAGTCGCTGCCGTACGGGGACTCGTCCTCGTAGACGTACCCGCCGCTAGTGGGGTTCTGGGTTATTGGAGTACCACTAGCCCCCATCATGTCCGCCACGCTTGAGCCGTCGGCGTACACAGGGAACCCGTTTGCGTCTTTGTATATGGGCGCACCAGTGGCGTCCATACCCGTAGAGTTTCCGTAGATGACGCTGGGGGCTCCACCCCCGGGCGTGCTGTACGTCGTTGTGGAGTTGCCACCACCCGAGCCAGTACCAAAACCGAGCTTGTCCAATAAGCCCTTCAGCGGCGCTATGCCCTGCGTGGCGGCCTTGAAGTTTGCGTCCCCCGGCTTCCCAATTTGAGGGGTGCCGTAGATGGAGTCCAGTATGTTGCCTCCCCCGCCGACCATCGAGAGGAGGGACCCCACTTGGCTGAGGGGGGCGAGCTCGGTCGACTTGGTCGTTATCGTGCCCGGCTTCGCGGCGTTGAGGACGTTGGCCACGTTCGAGAGCTGTGTGGTGGGGAAGTTCGCGGTGTCGAGCGCGGCCTTGACGCCCTGACCACCCAGCGTCCCTAGGCCGCTCGCGGCGACCGCGCCGGTCTGCTGCGCCTGAAGTGCCTCGGCCATCTGCTTCTGGAAGAGGTCGGCCAGCGCGGCGGACTTGGCCCTCTGCACGCCGTACCGCTGCTGGGAGCCACCGAACCCGCCCGAGCTGACACCACTCGCCTCGGCGGGTGCCGTGATGTCGGGCATGATCCGGTTGAGCAAACCCTCCTGCGCGGAGAAGAGCCCGCCCAGCGGGGTGCTGACGTTCGGTGTGACGGTCTGCACCCCCGAGGCGTCGGTGGCGACGTTCCACGGGTTCGCGGCGCCGGTGGCGATTTGATTCAGTGTGCTCGCGCCGGAGGTGAATGGGTTTGTCGCGCCCGGCGCAAAAGTGTTCGCGGCAAAACTCTGCGCCGCGCTGGGTGCCTGCGCCTGAGCCAGCGAGGCGTTGACGACGCCCTGCTGCGCCGCGTCGTACCACTTGGGCAGCGTCAGTGCGGAGGTCTCCGTGTTGGAGAGGATACTATTGAGTCCGGCCATTATGCGCTTACCTTTTGTTGTGCCGAGGCCAGATAGGCCAGCGGTCCCTTGCTGTCGGGCGGTAGCTGCCTGCTGTCCGCCGCCCTCTTATGTTTGCGTATCACCGCCAAGAACTCGTCCAGCACCTTGGCCCCCGAGTCGTTGTCCCCGTCACCCAGACCCGAGACCACGTCCGCGGGGATAACGAACTCACCCGTGGCCAGCATCGCGGGGATGCTGTCGCTGGTGCCCGTCCCGCCGCCCTTGACGTAGTGGTGCATCATACCGCCCTCGGAGAAGAACTCCGGGTTGTGACCCTCTAGGGAGTCGTGACCCTCCGGCGCGGCGCTCTGCTCCATTGGGTCTTGGTACTGCATATCATCCGGTGCCGTGACGTCCCCACCCTCGGCGTACTCAGGGGAGTAGAAGGAGAGGGGCGCCTGTGTCCCGAACATAGTGGAGGCCGTCTGCGTCGCCGCCGGGGTCGTGGTGGTGGGGAGTGGGTCGTCCCAAGGGTATTTCACTTTTATTTGCTCTCCGCCGAATGGAAGCTGCTCTAGGTCAAAGGCCGGCGCTGTCGCGGTGAGCGGCGCCGTGATGTCTGGTGAGGAAGTTGTCGGCACCTGTGAAGATGTGCCGACGTTTTGTTGTGCGGTCGGTAGCGCGCCGAGCCCCCGAGTTGCCCCGGCACCTGTTGCCCCGGGCCCGCTCGTGGCGCGGTTGAATAGACTCTTGGCGAACGAACCCAGTGAGGTGCCGGACATAACCGCCCCGGGAGTCACGCCGTACTGCTTGTAGACGGTGTCGAGCTCGGCCTGCGTCAGTCCCTCACCGGCGTCGGCCTTGGCCACGAGCGCCTGTATGCTGTCCTGCTTGGCCTGATCCGCAAGCTGGGTCAGGTACGAGTTCTGCGAGGCCGCGTCCGCCGTGGCGGGGTCCATGGTCTGCCACGACGCGGCGCTCTGGTCTACGACCTTCCCGGAGGGGTCGAGCGTGGTCGAGGAGCCGTTGACGTACTTGATGACAGTGTTCCCCGCGCTGTCCACCGCGGCGTCCACGACTCCCATCCCGGTGTTGACCGCCGCCGAGGTGGCGTAGTTCTCCGCAAATTTTCCAAAGTCCGGCGTCTGCCCCTTCAAGAACGCGTTGGCACCAAAGCGCGCCGTGGCCGCCGCGGCGTCAGTCAGCGGTGCCGGGAGGTCTGTGCCCAGCCAACCCTTTAGGTACCCGGAGCCCTTCCCTGTCACCATGTCAACCGCGAAGTCGCTGATGCTCGGGGCCTGACCCTTGATTACAGATTGCGTCGTGTAGTTCGCCAACGCCCCGGAGAGTTTAGCAATGTCTGCGGGTGCCACGGAGGATGCGAGGTCGCCCATCTCAGCGCCCGCGGCGCTGGTGAGGACGTTCTTTATCGAGTCCTCCAGCGACCGCCCCGAGAGACCCGACTTAATCAGTGAGCTGACGGAGTTGTTGACGAGTGGGTTTTTGAGCCACTGCACAAGCTCCGTGGGCGCGCCGACGGCGTTAGCAAATGAGGAGAGCGCCGTCTTCGTGGCGGCGTCCGTCGCGCCGGTTGCTACGAGCCCCGTGGCGGGGTTTATCAGACTCCCCCCAATGTTTGAGCTCACCCCACCCAATTCGTACGCCCCCATGCCGGCGTCTGCGGCGGCCAGTCCCGCGCCGGCACCTGCGCCCATTCCTGCGCCGCCACCGAGTGCCGAGTTTATCGCGGTCTGCTCCGCCATGGTGGCACCGCCGTAGGCCGCGCCCTCCTCGGCGAACACGGCGGGGCCGAGGTAGTACGCCGCCACGACCATGGCGATGGTCTCTACCGGGTTCTCCATGGCGCTGTTGATGACATCGCCGACAAAGCCGCCGACATCCTGAACCGCGTCGCCGACCGACTGGACCACGCTGCTAAAGAAATTGCCTATGCTGCCCATTACCGCACCTCGACCTCTATTTTATACCGGCTGCCCTGCTTCTCAAATTGAACCGGGATGCCGGCCTGCTGGAGTATCCGAATCATGGCGGGTGTCTGGGTGTAGCTCTCGAGTTGCTCGATGCCGGCGCTCTTGAAGTGCTGGTAGAACTTGGCGAGGGCGTCCTTCATCTGCGGGGGGCTGTCAGCGGAGAGGACGTGCACCTCCAGAGTCTTTTCGTCTACACTCTTAAAAATGAGGACGGTGTCGTTCTCTTTTAGCAGGCCCAGAGATTTTTCTTTAATGCCGTTCGCGAGCCCGACAAGAAATTTGTCGATTATCTCTCCCTGACCCTCCCTCTCCATGGACTGCCGAATTATGTCTGTGGCTTGCATTTGGCCTTTGGGTTCCCGTGAGCTTCCTATATCTACTTATACAGAAAAACAGCGTTATCCGCCCTACTGCGTGTCACCATTTACGACGGTAATGAACTGCCTCGCCCACTCACGCCAGTCCTCGAACGGTGCGGGGTCTATGCCCCCGTACACCGAGAAGGTCGGGAGCAGAACCACCCCGCTCGCCAGCTGCCTCCAGTCAACCTCCTCCACGTACGGGAGGGGCTCCTCACCAAAGTAGTGCAGCATGTTCCCGTTCCATTCGCTCCAAGCCATACCGTCAGGGAGGAACGGTATGGCCTGCCGTATCGTCACGGACGGGTGTCCCCAAACTCGGCGGTTATGAGGACGCGACCCATCTCAAAGTCGCCCCCGATGGTGTTGGACTCAAACTTCAGCCGCGTCTCGCGGTGCTCGATCCTGAGGTCGACCTTGCCATCATCCGGCCCGAAGGTGAAGGGGCCGTCCGACTCCAAGTCGCCCCGCGCGAACTTCTTGCCCAGCACGGTCAGGGTCATGTCCCCGGTCTGCACGAAGTCGGGCTCGACGCGGGTCAGGTGCAACCTGCGGTTGACGCCCGTGGGGGTGTCACTGGAGGGGGTGCCCCCCACCCAGCTGATGTCGCAGGTGGTGTAGTTGGAGAGTACCGCAAGCTCCCCCTGATCCGAGAGCTGGTCCGTGCCGAACTCCTGCTGCCAGACGCTGTACCCGTTGAGGATGAAGAAGGCGCTGTCGCCGACCGACGGGGCTGGGGAGAAGTTGCTCGTCGCGGTGACAAGTGTCACCCCGCCCGTGGCCTGACTCAGGACATTGAAGGTGAACGCGCTGCTCTGCACGACGTAGGTGGTGGAGCCGCTGACGTTGCTGAAGGACATCCTGTCCCCGGGGGCAAACTCTACGCTCTGATTCCCCTCAAGGTAGATTTGAGCCGCCGTCGGTGCCGCGTAGGTCAGGAGGCCCGCGATGGCCGTCCCCGGGGCGACGGTCTGGGAGGCGCTGACGATGTACGTCCCCGCGCCGCCCGTGCCGCTGCCAAGGGTGGTGACCGTGGTGCCCGCCGTGACGCCGGTGCCGGTCAGCACCATGCCAATCTTTACGCCACTCCCCGATGCGACGGTGAGTGTCGTCCCGGCGATGCCCCCGATAACGCTCGTCGTGGTGTAGGAGCCCGCGGGCGTCGCGGCCACGACGTGGGGCGCGCCGAAGACCCACTCGTAGTCCCACCCGCACCAGATGGGGCTGGGGAAAATCTCTGTGGTGTAGCCACACGAGCGGCGGGAGCCGATCGCGCTCCCGGCGTCGTACCAGATTTTGTCCTTGACGTTGTAGATGATCGCGTCGGAGCACTCGGTCTCCGTGCCGCGGGGATAAAAAAACCAAATCTCGTTAAAGCGTGGGACCTTGGTCGCCCAGACCTTCTGGCGCTGCTCAAAGTTAAGGTTGTCGAAGAGCCAGTTTACGTTCTTATCGTTTGGCACAACCTGCACCGACCCATTGTAGGAGTAGAATCGGTCCACGCCCATCCAGTAGTACACGCCGTCCATCTCCACGACGGAGTTTGAGGACATGATAGAGATTTGGCTGGAAATAATATCGTAGCGCCAGTAGATCGGCGCCGCGTTGACGAAGGAGACACGTATGAGGCTGTCCGTGGCCCAGAAGAGCCCCGAGGGGGACTGCGTGCCGCCCCGCACGGGGACACCCTTCACGATCTTGCTGGAGGCCATGTTGACCTTATTCGCGAGGGCGCCGTTCCAGTCCGTCAGCACCTGATTCGCGTAGGTGCTGTCGACGTTGTTGTTGGCGATGTACCCGTTGGAGCCGTACACGAAGATGAAGGGGTACAGCACGCACACCCCGCCGTCGACGGAGATGGGGTCCCCCGTGGGGGCGCTCCCGCCCGTGTCAAAGAGACCCGCGAACGTCCAGACCTGACCCGCACCGGGGAGGGTGTCCCCGACGAGTACCTGCGTCGCGACGCCGTTGTCGATGTTGGCAAGGTTCTGCCCGGGGTGCGCCAGAACATTAAGCGCCCCGCCGTTCGGCTCGTACTGCAGGTCGAACTGCCAGAGGTTGTTGGCGTTGGCCGCGAAGTTGCTCAGTGCGGCGACGTAGGGCCCCGCCCCGATGCCCACGTTGGTGCTGGTCGTGAAGACGTCGAGGCCGTCGCTGTTGCCAATAAAAATGTAGTTCACCCCATTGTAGGGGTTCGTGACCATGCCGCGCGGGATGCCGTTGGGCGTCCTGAACATCTGACGGTAGCCACCCATCTTCTTGGGGACGCCACGCTGGAACCTTGTCCACGTGCCGTCGCTAAACTCGCGCGCCTCGAAGACCGTCCCGTCCCGCTTTATGCCCGGCTGTACGCCGAGGGTGTAGATCAGCGGCTGCTGAGTCTCCGCCACTAAAACGTACCGCCGCCGATAAGCGCCGCGTTAAACGTGGCCACCGTGCTTATCTGCGGGGAGAGTGGGTTGCTGTTGTCGATGGTCATCATGTTGACACCCCCCGCCGTCAGCCCAAGCTGCGCACTCGAGGCGAGGTACATCCCCGTCGTGGTGTCGTTGATGAAGGAGAAGGAGGGCGCGCCGGCGGAGCCGTCCGCTACAAAGTAGGTCGCTGTCCCCGACTGCGTCAGGATGTACAGGAAGTTGCCGTCGCTCAGGACCACCGCCGTCGTGTTGGACAGCAGCGATATGGGTGCCTGCGAGCTGCCAGAGACTTGGAACGTGACGTCGTACCCGTTCTGGTTTGTGGCGTTCGAGAGGATGTAAATCTGCGTGATGGCGGGCAGCGTCACGTCGAGGTCCACCGCGCGCGTCCCGGCCAAGGCCACGTAGGTCTGGATGATGGGCGCGAAGCTGACGAGGCTTAGTGTGGTGCCGGGGATGCTGTCGACGTCGTAGGTGGCCGCCGTGAAGGTTGCGCTGGTGGGGTTCGCGAGGCCGACGGTGTAGAAGTCCCCGTTGACGTAGTCGAACACGACCATGCCCGAGTCGCCCGGGTTGAAGGTCACCGTAACGGAGCCGTTCAGTGTCGAGGTGCCCTGAGGCACCATGGAGATCGCGCCCGTGCCGCTGTTGCGGAAGAGGATGTACCACCCCGGGGTGATGCTCGCCGCCGTGGGGAGGGTGACGGTGTCCGCCCCGCCCGTCCAGATGTAACTGAGCGCCCGGCTGGCGTTGTTTATCGTCGGCGCCACGGAGGTGGTCACGATGCCGTAGGAGGTCGCCAGCAGGCCGCTCGATGTGGTGAGCCCGCTGCCGGCCAAGGAGGCCGCGTCCGCCGCGGAGGTGCCCGTGCCGTAGGTGAAGTTGTGCCAGACACCCGCGCTGGTGCTGTTGTCGACGAGGTAGAAGTACCGCGCGTCACCGGCGGCAAGTACCACCGAGTTGGCGTTGTCCTTGTCCTGAATGATGAGGGTGTAGGCGCTGACGTTGCGGAAGAGTATGTCCGTCCCGACGGAGCCCTGATCGCCGTAGGGCAGCGTTATAATTAGCTCGTCGACGCTCTGGTCGCAGTCGATGATGCGCGCCGCTGCCGTGTCCACCCCGCCCGGTGCGACGTACGCGGGCCACGTCAGGGAGACGTCCGCGCTAAATGACAGGCTGAGGTAGCTTACGTCTGTCGGCTGGACGACGTCCCCCGTGAAGGGGGATGTGAATGTGGTCATCTTTACGGCTCCTGAATGCTGGTGTTGCGGTCTATGCCGCGGCTTGCGTTCTCGCCCTTGAGCGCGGCCATGGAGGTGTCGTAGTACTGCTTCCAGACGCCAATCTTGTCCAGCGACTTCAGGAAGCCCTGAGCCTGCAGGAGGGTGCCAAAGAGCAGCGCCTGCGGCGCCTCCCGCGTGATGAGGTTCTCTTGGTTCTCCGCGTCGAGGGGCTGTATGCGGCTGTAGTAGGTCGCCTGCACCGTGTACGCTAGGTCGGGTATGGGGGCGAATGACCAGTGGTTGTAGTCGTAGTCCGCGTAGTAGATCGGCTGACCCTCGGGTGTCTCGCCCTGATACATCGCGACGTAGTCCTGCGAGCGGTGCATCACGGGTGCCCCGTTGATGCTCATGGAGACGGTCTTCCTCCAGCGCGCGGGCTTCACCAGCGTGGCGCCCTGCGTCCCGGCTATGAGGGTCGTGTTGACGGGGGAGAGCTCCCAGAGGGTCTTGACCTGAGAGGCTATCTCCTGCTCCGCCAGCATGATGAGTCGCGGTATCTGGTCGAGGAAGGAGTCGTCGTTCCGCTCCGAGTAAGTTATAACGTCCGTGACCAGACTGTCATACGTCATTGCCTGTGCGGCCATGGCTACCTCGTGTAGTACGAAATGTTAGGTGTCAGGTAGATCGGGGACTTGTCGCGCTCCTCGTCCTCGGCCTGACGCAGCCACTCCTTGGCCTGACCCTCGAGGTACGTGATGCGGGCAAGGTCTACCCCGGGCACCTGCAAAGACACCTTGTGGGAGAGCTGGGCTTGTATGGCGGCGAGCCACCTGTTGGGCATGTAGAGGCTGTCCGTGAGCGTCCCGACGTCCTGCAGCTGGGTCTCTATGACAAGCTGGAATACTTGGAAGTCGTTGTCGGGGATTGGCCAGAGGTACATCTGTGGCACGACCTGACGGTCCATCCAGTACTGCAGGGAGCGTTGGCTCGTGAACTGCTTGTTGGGCAGGTTCCAGTAGTCGTCCCGGTTCAGCCGCGCCAGCGGGATGTCCTGCTGCGTGTAGGAGAACGAAATCTGGCGCAGTGAGAACGTGGTGGCCACCGTCTCACGGAGGCGGTAGTAGATGTGCTCGGGGGTGGGGTCGACCTGAAAGTAGTACCACTCCCTGTCCGCAAGGGTGACCGCGGGGAGTGTCTGTCGCACAACCCACGTCACGCCGTCCTCGCTGGTCTCGAAGACGAAGTTGTACGTCGCCGCCCCGTATGAGTTAAAGCCCGCCTGAATGATCCTCTGCCCCGCGCTGTACGATGCGCCGAACCAGTTGTTCGGGGCCGCGGCGGAGGTGGCGTAGTTGTCGAGGGTCTGACTAAAAAGATTTATTGCGTTGACGTTGGTTGTGGGCAGCGCGGAGCTGATCTGGGGCGTGATGATGTAGCGCCAGTTCGCCTCACGGACGTCTATCGTGCCCTCGGGGAGTGTCAGGACGGACTGGTTGGTCTGCGTCCCCAAGAGGATGCTCTTCAGCATCCAGAGGTTCACGCCACGGTTGGAGGCGTTCTGGAGTATGTAGAAGAGTGCCTGACGCGCCCCGTTGACGTACTGGGGCGTCTGCTCCTCCGCGGCCTTCCCAGACTCACGGAACGCGAACTCGATAAGCTGCGCGACCGTTATCTTGGTCTGGTTAATTGTCCCCGAGTACGACATTTAAAACCCGGTGCGGTAGGGGCTGATAAGACCCTGCTGCTGGGGCTGCATCGCGCCCGGCTGGGGTATGACGCCGTTAGCCGCCGCGCCCATGCCGCCGGAGGGCTGCGCGGGTCCCATGCCGCCCATGGGGATCGCGCCGCCGTCGGCGTACCCCGGGTAGGACGGGGGCATCGGCATCGGGGGGCGCTGCGGGGTCATGGGGGAGGGCGCGGCGGGTGCGCCCGAGCCGAGCCGTTTCCTTGCCATCAACTTGGCGAGGATCGCGCGCTCCGCGGGGGAGATGCCACCCATGCCGTTGTTGGCGTCCTGCGAGTCGGGGTAGGTCATCGCGTTGCCGTAGGCGCTGCCAGAGGCGCGCTGCTGATATGCGTCCTGCACCTGCTGCATCATCTCGGGGGTCATGCTGCCGCCCTCGGCTAAACCGTCGTATTTGCTCATGTCTGCTTGGGACGTTTTCTCCCCCTCGCCGACGTTCATGGGCTGCGGCTTCGAGTAGGCCTCGCCGACGTTCATGGGCTGCGGCTTCGAGTAGGCCTCGCCGCGCTTTGCGGCCGCGGCGGCCTGAATCGCCTCGTGCTGCGCTGGCGTTTCGTCGGCGCGTCGTTTGCCACTAAGTGAATTTAAATAGTCCCGCAGGTTGCTGTAGCCGGAGGCTCGCCGACTCTCTAGCGACATTGCGCCCGGGCGCCCGCCGGCGGCGAACGAGGGCGTCTCCTTGCCCTTGACCGCGGCCTTGGAGGGGGCGTCGGCCTTCTTGTCGCCCGTGGGCTTGACCTTGGTCATCCCGCCGGCCTTGAGCTTCACCGCCGCGGAGGGGGCGCAGGCCTTCTTGTCGCCCGTGGGCTTGACCTTGACCATCCCGCCGTCCTTGAACTTCATCGCCGCCGAGGGGGCGCGGGCCTTCTTGTCGCCCGTGGGCTTGACCTTGGTCATCCCGCCGTCCTTGAACATGCTGACGGTGCCCTTCTCCTTCTTGGCGCGGCCACCCCGGCGGAGCTTGGAGAGGTCTGTCTTCGAGCCCTCGTGCTCCTGCTTGTCGTGCATCGAGAAGGCCTTCTTGACGATCTTCTTGTCCTGAGCCACGTCCTGCGGGCCCTCGGAGGTCTCGCTGTGGCGGCTCTTGTAGACAGCCCCACCCTCCTTGTAGCACTTAATGTCGGACTTCATCTTCGGGAGAGCGTTAAATTCTTTCATGGTAACCTCGAGGTTAGTGTTTGTCGGATCGCGGAGTGGCCTACTCCTATAACCACTTATGCAAAAAACGGGGTGTTTTCGCCCCTACTTAGCAAGAAAGAGCGCCACCTCCCGGTGCCGGCGCTTAGTCAGCGCCTTGGGCTTGACCCACCCAAGGAACGCCCTCCCGGCGCCCGCCTCGTCCCCCAGATTCATCCTGCGGACGACCTCGGAGCCCTTGAACCTGTCCTCCCCGATGTTGAAGCACAGGGAGGCCATGGCGTCAAACTGGTTCTGGGTGTACGGCACCCAGAGGGCGTCCGATATGGCCAGCTCGCACTTGGCCAAGTCGTACAGGAACATCTCGAGCACCTCGGGGTCGCTCAGGACGGCCCTCAGGAGCCTCCGCTCCCCCTTCCTGATGTGGTGCCCCACCCCAATCGTCCAGTTGCCCTGTATGTCCCTGTAGGCGCTGTTTCGGAAGCCCTCGAGGCGGGTTATGAACTCTACGGTTGTGGGCTGTATACCGGCCCTAGTTGGTGGCTCCTCCACGGGTTCCGTGGAGCCGATGAACATCGAGGCTAGTACAAATCCAATGACGAGTACCGTCAGGCCGGGCTTGAGCACGGGCACCTCCCATGTAACCTACACCCAACACTAATACAAAATTAGCGCCGGGAGTCAATCACCTTTGAGGGATGTTGCCCCCGACGGGGTTCTTGGCGCCGACTGGCGCCGCGGTGCCCACCAGCGCCCCCGGGGGGATGGTGGTGGCCGTCCACGGGCTCTCGTTCATGGGGCCGAGGCAATCCGCGAGCGTCACCCCGTTGACTTTCTTGTCGCGCTTGCGGCACAGCATGGACCACTGGTTGGCCATCCCACCCCCCGGCGCTATTGTGGTGGTGAAGGTGCGGATCACGGCCGGCTTGACGGCCCACGTGGGGGCCTGCGGGTAACTCGTCTCGGTGGAGAAGAGGCTCCAGACGAACCCGGCGGGTGCCTTGCAGGAGTTAAACATCAGGCTCATGTCCGCGAAGGCACTCCCGTTCAGCACGGGGCACACGGAGATGCCCTCCCGGAAGGCGGTGCCTTTCACGGTGATGGAATTCCCTGTCGGGGCGGTGGGGCTGGCGGCGCACAGGGCGTACTCGCCCTTGCATATCTTGAGGCTGAGTGGGTCCGCGATGGAGAGCTGTGAGGCCAGCGTCAGGAGGGCAAACAGAATAATCTTAGGCATATTTCCTCGTTCCGGTTTTGTCAATAATTAAGGCGCCGCGCCTCGGTGCGTCACTCAGGGTGTTTGGCACCGAGATATGGGTCCAGCTGTCAAACTCGCGTATGACCTGATCGAAGGGGAGGTCGGAGTCAACCACACACCGCACCACCTCGTCCGGGGTCATGCCGGGCACGCGGAGGTCCGCGGCGCAGCCCAGCCTGTGCTGGCTGGTGTCCTTGGAGCCCACCGCGTCGTTGACGGCCTTGGAGCGGTAGGCGGAGTTTATTACGACTGCCCCGCCCCCTAGGAGGTTCCTGAGTGACTCCAGCAGTACGGCGAGGCGCCTGAGGTTGGTCAGCGCCCGGTCGTCGGGGGTGTTGTCGAGGGCGCGGTGGTCGGTGCGGGTCAGCTCGGCGTAGCTGAAATGCTCACTTAGCTGCATTACCGATTACCTTCCGCGCCTTTAACTTTCTCCACCGTCCTGTACGCGCCAAGACCAAGCATTCCGAACAGCACCGTCATCAGCGTGTCCATCTCCAACGAGGGCGGTAACGTCCAGCCAAACAGGTTTTGCATTATCCAGCCCAATATTGGCCTAGCAATCACTTGGTAAAACAGACCACCCGCACAAGTCCAGCCAACCGCAGGTCGCCATCCAGAAATAAACCAGTTAGGGTTTTTAGCTTCTTCGATGTTCGTTTGAATCTGTAACTTAGCTAAGTCAGTAGCCGAGGCAAGTTTTGCAAGTTCCCCGTTTTGCTCCATACGAGCAAGTTCTAGAGTGGCGGCAGCTTTAGCTACAGGATCAGGAAAAAACCGATCAATCAGCCCCTTACCTAAATCAAACAATCCAGATAAGAGCAGCGGGTTCATTACCTGTCGGCTTTCTGTTCCAGCTTCTCGAATATCTTAGCCAGCATCGCCTTGATGTCCCGGATGTCCTCCCGGTAATCGTCACGCGCAACATATTCTTTTGGGAGGTCTTCACGCAGCTTGGCTAAGTCGGCTTTGAGTTCCTTAACCGCAGACCAGAGTTCACGCGCAAACCAGCCGAGGACGGTGAGACCTCCACCGAGAAGAGCATTTATCAGGTGCTGGTTATCCATTACTGTGCAACCCAAGCCAGCGTAGCTTCATCCCAAGTGTACCGTTTGTCATCCACGGGCATCGGAGTCGGCGCAGTCCACCAGCAGGTTGCCTCATCCATAGTCCAGCTAGGGAAGGGTTGTGGAGGAATGAAGGCATCGCGGGTTGAGTCGTAGGCGAAACCAACACCAGCGTAATTCTTACGCATGGCTACACCGCTGTCAGGTTGACCGTCTTGCCCGTAGTGGACACCACCGCGTGTGTTGTAGGAGGTCTGCACCCAGCCTGACCCAAACATTCCTGAGTCGATTACGCCCTGATCTGCAACGATGACTTGGGTAACTACGCCGTTTTCTACTTTCGCAAAGTGACTCATATTGTGATGCTCCCTGATCCTGTCCATTGATAAACCCTGTACCCACCGGCTACCGTGATTGTTGGTGAACCAGTCGTAGATGTTGCCGCGCTGTAAGAATCTACGTAGCGAATTATGACTATGCCTGAACCGCCAGCTCCGCCGTTGTTTGGCCCATCTCCACCGCCACCGCCTCCTCCTCCCCCCGTACTAGCAGTACCGGAAGTGCCTGTAGCATTCTGTTGCCCTGCTCCACCTCCTCCCGCTCCACCTGCACCGGGAGAAACACCACCGGCTGTGTAACACCCTGCGCCACCACCGCCAGCGTAAGTAACTGAGGAACCGCTGATGCTGCTAGAACTACCAGCACCGCCCGCCCCCGCCTGACTGCCACTCCCTGCTGCACCAACAGCACTAGCCCCACCACCGCCGCCGGGGGCTTCTGGGGATGCTTGTGCAACACCACCGTTATTGCCCTGACTTGGGCTTGTGGACGGAGTATTGCCAGTTCCAAAAGGCCCAACGGAATTTGGATGCCCACCGCCACCTGATCCACCATTACCGGGAGTTGTTGCTGTATTTGTTGCACCGCCACCACCACCTGTTGAGGTGATTGAGGAGAACACGGAATCAGAACCATTAACGCCTCTAACGCCCGAAGTCCCCGCAGCACCGCCAGCGCCAACAGTTACTGTAATTGGAGTTCCCGACGAAACCGCAAACCCTGTTGCGGTTCTGTAGCCTCCCGCACCGCCACCGCCGCCCCTTGAATACCCGCCTCCCGCGCCACCCGCTACGACAAGGTACTCGACGTTAGGTGTTGGGTTAGCTACCGCAGCCGTAGCGTTAGAGTTAGCGGATGCAGCGCCGTTAGTGTTTGTTGCCGTGACCACACAGCGGATAGTCGAACCAATATCGCCAGAAACTAAGACGTAGGTGCTGGACGTAGCCCCGCCAATGTTAGTAGTAACGCGCTGCCACTGGTAGGCGTAGGAGATCGTAGCCGTACCACTCCAAGTCCCTGTCGTGCAGGAGAGCGTCTGACCAACCGTTGCCGTACCCGTGACCGCAGGGGCTACTGTGTTCTGTGGGGCTGCTGCAACGACATACTTAATAATTACGATACCTGAACCGCCAGTTCCGCCGTTGTTTGTTGTGCCAGTGCCACCGCCACCGCCAGCACCGCCGCCAGTGTTTGCTGTTGCGTTAGATGCGTTTCCTGTGGACGCATCGTTTGCGCCGTCTGATGCGCCGCCCTTTTGCGCCGTGGTTGCAGTACCACCTCCAAGACCCGCAACACCAGCACCTGCCGCATAGCCAACACCGCCGCCACCACCGCCAGCATAGTAAGTGGATGTTCCGCTAATTGAACTAGCAGTTGCTGTACCACCGTTACCTGCATTATACCCCGCCGCGTTTGCGCCAACACCGCTATTGCCGCCGCCGCCGCCACCGCCGTAAGGAGTGCCGCCACGACCGTTTCCGCCAGCATTTCCTTGACCTGATGTACCTGTTCCGCCAGTACCACCTGCGGAATCTGCACCAGCGCCACCGCCGCCAGAACCTCCACTAGCCCCGTTGTGACCTGTTGGATATTCATATCCGCCGCCGCCGCCACCACCTGTGGAAGTAATTGAGCTAAATACTGAATTGTTGCCCTGACCTCCGGTTGCGCCGGGATTTCCACCAGCACCACCAGAACCACCCGCACCGACAGTTACTGTGTACGTATTTCCCGGCGTGACAGATAACCCGGTTGCTGTTCTATACCCACCAGCACCGCCGCCTCCACCAAAAGTACCACCCCCACCACCACCACCCGCAACGACAAGATACTCAACCTGCGTCACACCCGTAGGGGCTACCCAAGTAGTCGATGAGGTAAAAGACTCAATCACGGTAGTGCTAACGACAGGCCAAGTACTCGCAGCTTTAGCCGCAGCCACCTGCTGCATAGTCCAGATACCGTTGGCTACGCCAGTCAACCCGCCAGTTGGCGCAGTAGGGCTTTTGGTGATTATTCTTCCTAGGTAGTCCATTTAAACGGCCTTCATATCGTGATGCTCCCTGAGCCAGTCCATTTGTAGACCCTGTAGCCACCAGCAACGGTTATTGTTGGGGAACCTGTTGTGGAGGTTGCTGCTGCGTAAGAATCGGCGTAACGGATGATGACGATGCCTGAACCACCAGTACCACCGTTACCATCACCACCACCACTGCCGCCCCCTCCTCCCCCACCACCTGTATTTGCGGTTCCTGATGCGCCATTTGCACTGTTCCCGCCACCAGCCCCGCCACCACTTGAGGCGGTTCCCGGCCCACCGGGTTCTACTCCATATCTACCACCCCCACCCCCACCTGCATACCCTACCGATGAACCTGAAATACTTGATGAAGTTCCAGTGCCACCAGAACCTACTATTGATCCATAATAGTCCGACACAACACCAGCACTTCCAGCACCGCCGCCACCAGAACTTGATGAGCCGCTAGAAGTTGCTGCGCCGTTATTACCTTGACCAACAATACCTGTTCCTGCGGTAGCCGTATAAGTACCACCACCAGAACCACCATTACTGCCATTTATTCCACCAGCACCGCCACCGCCACCACCTGTTGAAGTGATGGTACTAAACACAGAATTATCGCCATTTGAACCTGCTGCTGTAGATGTTGCACCAGCACCGCCAGCACCCACTGTTACTGTGAGAGGTGTTCCAGAAGCCACTGCAAAACTTGCAGCGGTTCTATACCCACCCGCACCCGCACCGCCACCGGCGCTGCCAGAACCTCTGCCACCGCCACCGCCTCCCGCAACAACAAGGTATTCAACGGTAGAAGGTAAATTGGTAACCGCGCTAGTTGAGTTGGAGTTAGCCGATATTGCAGATGCGGCAGTTGTAGCTGTCACTACGCAACGGACAGTTGAACCCGCATCGCCAGAAACTAGAACATAGGTGCTAGATGTAGCCCCACCAATATTAGTGGTAACACGTTGCCATTGGTAGCTGTAAGTAATACCCGCACCAGTCCACGTTCCCGTTGTGCAAGATAGCGTAGAGCCTACGTTGGCAGTACCCGTAACCGCTGGGGCTACCGTATTATTAGGCACAACAGGCCAAGTACCAGCCGCCTGATAGACAAGCTGTTTAGCCTTTGTCCAAATACCCTTTGCACCAGACGTAGTGACTGTCGGCGCGGCTGCGGTTACGAACCCGCCCGGATAGCCGTGGATTGCCATTTAGGTGATTACTTCAAAGGAGGCTACATAAGTCAACGCACTCGCAGTTCCCGATATAACCCCGACAGACTGGTTCTCCGTTACGTAGAACGCGGTGGTCTTGTCGGTGACAATCAGCGAGGCGTAGGCTGGGACACTAATCGTCGAGGCGATGTAGTAAGCCGTTCCACTACCGTAGGTCGCGTTGTTTGCTATAGCAACAGAGCAGTTAGCCGCAGTTGCAGTTGTGTTCGACACGACAATGCTGTCGATCTTATTCACGCTACCAGAAGCTGGAGTCAGACCAGTTAACGAGGTCGTACCGTTGTAAGTCCAAGCCACGCTGACTGCGGTAGAGGCTGGCAGCACATACGCTGTGTTGCCGTTGATGGTTGTTACGTTGACAATATTAGGGTTTGCCATGACTGCTCCTTAGAATCCGAAGATCATCGCCATAGCGATAGATTTGCCTGTTGAGATGCCCGTGTTTGCCACCCAAGTGGGGGCAGTCGATGCGCCGTTTGTCTGAAGAATATAACCAGACGTTGATGCCGCCAGCTTAGTAAATGCTGTCGAACTTGATGCGTAAATAATATCGCCCACGGTGTACGAGGCGTACCCAGTGCCACCGTTCGCAGCAATTAGCGTCCCGGCTACTGCCACCGCCCCGCTCGTTGCGGTGGATGGCGTCAAGCCTGTCGAGCCAAAGGTAATCGTGGTGACCGGGGTGGCTGCGGCGGCTGCGCTGGACGCAAGCAGCTTCACGGTTCCCGCAGCGTTCTTGAAGTAAAGTTTCTCGTCAGTAGTATTGAGCGCCAACTCACCCGCGACAAGGTTCCCCGAAGTGGGGACCGCCGCAGCGGTTGGGCTGTAGTACAGCGAGATAGGCGTGTAGTTTGTTTGTGCCATTTTAGAATGTACCTCCGAAAATACCAGTTGTAGCCGTCACAGTTGTAGCCGCCACAGTTGTGAAGGCTCCCGTTGTTGCCGTTGTTGCGCCCACAGTGCCGTTGATGTTTATTGAAGCGGTTCCAGTCAGGTTAGTGACCGTACCGCTTAATGGTGTACCCAAAGCCCCTCCGTTGACTACGAACGCCCCTGCGGAGCCTGTGTTGACGCCTAGAGCCGTTACAACGCCTGTACCCGTAGTCGTAGTGCTAGGAGCTACGCCAGCACCCCCGCCGATCACAATCGAACTGGCAGCAAGTGCGGCAGAGGTTGCCCACGTCGATGCACTAGAGAAGTAAGGGACGCCGCCGGAGGTTCCCGCTACGGTCAGGGCGGGTGTCGTCGTGGCCGTGGCCACCGAGACAATGCCCCCGGTGAAACCGACGCTGGTGACGGAGCCACTTCCCTTGTTATTGAACGTGTTCCAGTTGGTCGAGGTCAGGTACCCGTCGACGCTGGTCGTGGCGGCGGGCATGCTGATTGCGGGGGTGTTGCCCCCCGAGCTTACAACCGGCGCGGTGCCCGTCACGCTGGTTACCGTTCCTGACGTTGCCGGTGCCGCCCATGTTGGCGCACCGCTTGTCGTAGCCGTTAATACCTGACCCGTGGTTCCGGCCGCCGTAGCGACCGGGACAGCGCCCGCGCCACCGCCGTACACGACACCGTACTGCGTAAGGAGCGCCGAGGACGTTAAAGTCCCTGTCGCCGTGTAAGCAGGGATTCCACCGCTGGTTCCAGCGGTAAGCCCTGTACCACCGTTAGCTACAGCCAATGTCCCCGCGACAGTTACCGCGCCAGTCGTGGCGGTCGAAGGGGTAAGCCCAGTCGTACCGAACGTGATTGAACTGACGCCAGACCCAGCCCCTGAGAACTGCGCCCATGTGATTGCAGTCGTCCCTAACGTCCCGCCAGCGTTTGAGGTACACACCCAGCCCGTATCAGCCTGCGTAGTCCCCGTCTCAACAAATACATAGGCCCCGGGAACCTGCGCCCAAGTGTTCATGTCCGTCGAGCGAGTCCAAGCCCCCGCCGCTACGTCATAGATGCCGTTGTTCTGCGACAGGGTTTGATTCTTGACCAGACACCTGTCAGCCGCAATCAGCGCAATTCCGTCTACCGTCTGCGTGCCAGAGAGCGTAATGTCTACCGTAGTCGCCGCAACTACCGAGGCCTTGGTATCCAGTCCCTGCGCTATCGTATCGACATAGGACTTGTTCGCTATGTCGGTTGAGTTAGATGGGGTTGTTGAAATCGTCCCGGTAGTCAGCGTGACGGCGTTAATTGTCGTGTTAGTCGCGCTGGTGATCTGGCCCTGCGCATTAACCGCAATGACCGGCACGGCCGACGACGAACCATAAGTGGCCGCCGAAACGGCCGTGTTTGCAATGCTAATAGTGCCCGCGGAGGTTATTGGGCCCCCGGTCAGGCCGGTGCCTGTGTTTATCGTTGTCACGGTGCCCGAGCCGGCGGGCGCCGACCACGTGCCGTCACCGCGCCAGAAGGTTATAGCGCTCGCCCCCGTGCCGCTGTTGAGGTTGGTCACGGGGAGGCTCCCTATGACGCCGGTGTTGAGGGGGAGCCCCGTTAAGTAGGTCGCTATCCCGCCGCTGGGGGTCCCAAGGAATGGGGAGATAAGGGTGGGGGAGTTCGCGAGGACCACGTCCCCGGTGCCCGTCGTCCCGCTGGTTATCTGTGACCCCGCGATGGCGATGGGTGTCGTGGAGGCCGTGGAGACCCGCCCCTTGGCGTCGAGCGTGACCAGCGTGGAGGTCGAGGCCGTGCCGTAGGTGCCCGCCACGGCGCCGTTGAGCGCCAGTGAGGGGTTGGGGTAGGTGCCGCTAAGGTCGCCCCCGGCCGCCCCGTTCGGGGGTCCTGAGGGGAAGTCTGTGAGGAGTATCTGCTTTGTCGTGCCGCCTTGGACGACAACCGTCACCTCCCCGCCTATCAGGGAGACTGCAACGGGTAGCTGGGTAATCGGACGGTCGGCCATGGACTCTCTCTATTATTGTTCTAAGTCGCCGGGCGCGCCGGGTTCGCCGTAGGGTGTGCCCTCGATGAACATCGCGTTGCCGTCCTCCGTCCAGAGCTGACTGTCTGGCAGCGCAACGGAGACGTCGGGGCGCGGGAAGCGCAGTGCTATGTTCTCTGTCTGCCGTGCGGGTAGGCGCCACGGGTCGAACTTATCTAGATCGACCGAGCAGACGCGCATGCCCGGGAAGTTAGGGTCGGGCATGAGGTCTGTGTAGGCAAACTTCCTGCTGCACCGGTCGCAGATCGCAACCGAGAGCACGGAGTTGCCGCGGGTGTCTAGGTAGACGGACACCCGTCACCCGTAGAACACTGTGATAGCTGTCGAGGCGGGCAAGGTGACGTGAACGTCCGTGAAGAACCGGATGCCGTTCCCGGGTATCAGTGTGGAGATGATCGCTGTGTTGGCGGTCGTGTCCAACTCAAGCCGCACGGTGCCGCTGGCCCCGCCGTCACGGAAGACGATGGCCCCGGCGGCCCCGGGAGCCACTTGGTACCCCTTGACGCGCGTCTCGGCCGCGTAGGCGGTCCCCGTCGCGTTTAGGTGTGCCCCATATACATCTGTTGAGAATGTCATAACTAATTTCCTTTAGGTTAAACGAACCGCCCCCGAGGGGGCGGAAAGGCCGTTAATTATGAGTTCGTGAGGCCGGCACCGTAGGCGATGATGGAGCCGTCGGCGTTCCGGGGGGTGTAGTTCACCTGAAAGGTCCCGCCCAGCGAGCCGCTGGTGAGTGTCGTGACCGCGGCCGCCGTGAAGGTCAGGGTGACGTCGGAGGTGCCCACGTTGTTGACCAGCGCCGCGACTGCGGCCGTGGCCGAGAACACACCAGCGATTACGCCGCCGGCCGCCGTCGGGGTGATCGTCCCGATGGTGGTCGTGACAGCCGCGCTGTCCACGAGGGCGACGGTGATGACGCCCCCGACAAGGCCGCCGGCCGCGACGGTCTGGAACAGCCGGAACGCGTGGATGCTGGAGCCCGCCGGTATGACGTACGAGACCGCCGTGGTCGTGCCCACGTCCGCCGTGGTCAGGACGGTTGTCCCCACGGTCGTGGCCGCGATCGCGTTGGTGATGTACGCCTCCTGCGTGGCGACGAGGGCCCCCGTGTTGTCCGGGGCAATCGTGCCGTCGTTGGTGGGGTTGTTACGCTTGAATACGCGCAGGGGTACGGTGAAGGTGCTGGACATGATGGTTTCCTTACTTAGAGGGTGCCCCAAGCAGTCACTAAGCTGTCGACCCGGAAGTGTTGGCCGTCTGAGTGGGGTGAATCTTCCTATAACTACTTATACAAAAATTGGACTAAATTCGCCCTAAAACCCACAAAAGAAAAGGGGCTCCGACAAATCGGAACCCCTTTTTCTAAAGCGCCGGCTGTGTGGCAACGGGTTTATCGTTCCCACCCACACTCCACTTGCTACCGGATTGCCAGTTCTTTAGAGAGGGGGCCCCGATAACTCAGTGCCCCCTCCTTATACCATCGGACTTTACAGGCCGGCGGTACCGAACAGGTTACGCGCGTCGTGCCAGCCGGTAGCGTAACGCTCCGTGGCCTTGTAGCGCATGCTGTCGGTCTCGAAGTCCCCCTCCATGGATTTCTCCATGGGGCGACGCATCACCAGCATGAGGCCGTTCTCGGCGTCGGTTTGGATAAACCATGCCTTCGAGGAGCTCAGACGGGTAACTACGTGGGTGCCCTTCGGGAGCATGCCGGTCGACTTGATCGGGTTAAGATCGTTGTCGGCGGTGCCAGAACGAAGGACGGACTTGAGGATGACCTCGGCCTGAAACTCCAGAGCCGGGGGAACCACCAGCTGCTCACCCTTCAGGCGGATACGCTTACCGTTGTTGTCGACGGCGGAGCGAATCTGGATGAGGAGTTGCTCAACCGAGGTCTGCGAGAGCGAGGCCGCGGTGGAGAGCGAGTTGCTGTAGGTCTGACCGCTGGAGATCGGGTGTGCCGTGTTAATCAACGTCACGCCGTCGCCGCCGTTGTAGCCGGAGGTGAACGCGAAGTTGAGGATGTTGGCGCACAGGGTCTCTTTGGTCTCAATCATCGACTGAGCGAGGTGCTTGGCGAAGGTGCTGCCGATACGGATATGATCCCCGTCCTCCATCAGAACCTTCGTCAACGCGTAAGCGAGGCCGTAGATTTTGTAGACGAAGCGGGTGATGTACAGCGTACCACCCTGATCGTAGCTTACCGGGGTGCCGTCGGGCATCTCGGGGGCCGCGTTCATACCGAACAGCATGACCTCTTCGTGGTAGTTGCGCGGAATGCCGGTGATTTGTTCTACAAATCCCTTCCACTCATCATCACGTTGGGCGTACACGCCATCAAAGACTTCGTTGATAATCGGCTCGACTACCGCACGAAAGTCTGTACTACGCATTGGAGTTGCCATTGCTTAATCCTTTCGTTAGTTAGGGAGCCGTTTTATTGGCGGTGAAGCTGTTGTTGGCGATCTGGACTTGGACGATCGTGTAGGCATCATTCCAAGCATTAACGGCAGAACCGGCCGGCACGGCGACATCGCGACCCAGACCATACACACGCAGCTGGCCTTGAGCACTGGCCGCAACAGCGGTCGGGTTCAGGGCAGTGGTGGAGAAGCCCGCGCCACCGACGCCAATGGCGGTGCCAGAGGTCGTGAGGTAGCCAGAGGTCGGAGAGAAGTTATACTGCAGGCCGATGCTGTTCGCGTCGATGGGGCCGGTCGCCTGAATCTCGTAGACCAGTGAGGGGTCTTGGAAAATCCAGAACGTGATTTCCGTCACAGCAGCGGCAGTCGCGGCGGTGCTGTACTTGGCTACCGAACGCCGGCCATCGGTGTTGGTGTATTCCACACCGTCGAAGCTACCGAACACCTGCGACGCAGTGGCGCCACCAGTTCCAGCGGTTGCCGCAACAGTCAGAAGACCTGCAGTCCCGATACCCAACGGGGTGTACTGGTAAAATGCACCAGACGCCAACGTGTAGGTTTTCGTAGTACCATCAGCTTGCTGCCCGGCGAAAGGGATCGCACGGTCAAGGCCACTGGGGTGATACGCGGGCTTCAGGCCAAAGGGCTTGAGTACTGTACTCATTGTTAATTCCTTTGTCTAAATGGTTATTGAAAACGGATGTTTTTGTTTGCTCGATTGGCCTCTTTCTCCATCTCCAGAAGACCCCCCTCCAAGATTGACTTGCCGCCCTTACCCGGCTCGGCGGCGCCGCGCAACTGCGAGGTGACATTCCGCTGATGTTCCAGCGGGTCCTCGAGGTGCAGCATGTGCATCACTTCTTGGTAGACATCTTCCGGCAACTTAAAAAGAACCATCTCGTTACAAGATACACAGCCTTCAAACTTGCCCGAACTCATCTTGCCCAGCATTTCAAAGCCTTTTCCCAACTCGGAGGCTTTCACCGGCTCATAGCCCAACGCGATACGTTTGTCGATACTGTCGTACTGGTTTGTGGTGCTCAACCAGCACAGGTGCATCCCGGGGATTGACTCCCTAGGAATTTCCGGCAGCGCACTGTTCTGCCATTTATCCCGGAACGCGTCGAGGCGTTCCCTGCGTGCATTTTCACTCGAGCCACCACTCTCAGCGGTACTCTTCATAACCTCTTGCGCCCGGTCGGCCATTCGCTCGTCTAGGTCGCGCTTAATTCTTGTATTCGCCATGGTATATTATCCTTAGGTACGGTTCTGACGGTCGTAGCTGGCGTAGGCCTTAATCATCTTGCTACGCTTGGCGGGGTCGTCCCACGAACCGGCGTCCTTGATGGCCTGAACCCGCTCACGGCTTAGAGTGATTGACGTTGCGGACTTGACCCCCGGGTTCGCCGTTTTGTTAGACGACGTGGGGCCAGCTCTGCGCATTGTCCTACCCTCTCGTGAAACGTACCTATGTGGAAGTCTGTCCGACAGCCTGTTGTCCAATTCGTCCCAGTACTCTGAGTCGGATGGGTCCCAGCCGTCGGCCGTGAGCTCCTGATCTACTACCTTGGCAATCTTTGAGTCTGTATCCCTTGCCTGCGGGTCGTACCACTTGTTGTTCTTCAGCCACCCCGTCGCGTTGCGCTGAACCTCTATCGAGATAGTGTTCGGGACATTCTGCGGGGGCCGCTTGACCTGCTCCAGCTGGTGCTTCTTGTAGGCCTGCGCCTGATTCAACCGGTTCTTGGAGTCCTGCAGCTGGTCGAGGTACTCGACCTGCTCCTCCGCGTTACCGGCCTGCGCGGCCTGCATCATCTTCATCTTGGCGTACTCGACGCGTGTCGCCTCGTCCTCTATCGCCTTGTCTATCTGGGCGAATTGGTAGGACGCCGCCGTGGACTCCACAGCCGCTAACCGCCGAGCCAGCTCCTCGTTACGCTTCTCGAGGCTGCTGATCTTGTTTTTCGACGAGGCCTCGCGTTGCTTGGAGAGCTCCTTCTTTAACCGCCTCTCCTCACGCCGTGCCTCACGTATTGCCTCACGGTCCTCGTCGCTCTCGTCCGGGCCATCCCCAGACCCATCGTCGCTGTCTTCCGAGCCACGGTCGAGGCTGACCTCGTTCTCGTCGTGCTCGGGCGACTTACCCTCCTGATCCTCAGGGAAGGCGTTCTCGTCAGGGCCCACCGAGGCGATGACGCTGCCGTCGGCCTGCTCCTTGATCTTTATATCTTTTTCTTTACTTTCTTCGGACATGATCTACTTTCTTCAAAGTATTAGTCTACAAAGGATTTCATCTTGCGCGCGTCCTCGAAGCTGCGAATCCTCGCGATCACTTCTCTGGCGCCTACAATGATGAAAACTACGGGGTCGTTGTCGTCGTCTAGGTCGACTGTCCACCTGTCGCCGCCCCACTTGATGGTGCGGACGAGGTCCCCAACGCTGCACCACGCGCCCTCGGGCCACGTTTCTAGCGTGTCTGGCGATTTGTACGCCAGCGGACCAATTGAAACTACCTTCGCAACGACCTCGTTGTATTTCACGGTGTCCTTGGTCTCTTGAACCAGAACGATGCCACCGCGCGATTTGGACTTAGTCCTGCGCAGTTGCACCAGAACCCGGTCACCTACAATGTCTACGCCGGGGTCAACCTGTGGAAATACCTCTGCCTCTGTCCTCAAATCGGGCTCGATTTTTTCTTTCATGTTTCCTTCTCGTCATCCTCCGTAAGGATGTCATTGATAATGTCGAGGGTCTCTGACAGGCCCTCCCTTTTACCCACGAGGCGCTGGTATGCCTCAAAGCTGTGGATGTTTGTGCCGGAGGCTACGGAACTCTCCAGCAAAATCTTTGCGGCGCCTACGCGCCTCAGTATCTCGCGAATTATGTCTTGCATATATTAACTTATGCAAAACAAATGCAACATCCGCCCTACTATTTTGTA